CACAACATGGAAGCAATCGACCTCGTCAGAGAACATTTCGCATCACTCGGCACGCGCAAGATCGACGTGCCCGAGTGGAAGCTCGTCGTCCACGCATCGCCGGTTACGCTCGGCGAAAAGAATCGGCTCTATCGTCGCAGCAAAGAGAACGACATGGAGTTGCTCGTGGACATCTTGATAATGAAGGCCACGGACGAACACGGCGCGAAGCTGTTCACCATTGAGCACAAGCCGACGCTGTTGAACAAGGCCGACAGCAACGTCGTCGGGCGCATCGCCAACGCCATTCTGGCCGAAAACGGGCCGAGGCCTGACGACTTAAAAAACTGATTCACGGCGGAGAAGCTGCCGACTTCCTCGCCGTGTATGCTCTCGCGGACCGTCTCGGCAAATTCGCAAGCGAAGTGCTCGCCATGCCAGCGCAGGAATTGAACGGCTGGCTCGCCTACATCGAACATCAAAACCGGAAACTGAAGCACCATGGCTGAAGCATCATTTACACTAAAAGCGGTCGATGCGACTAAGGCGGCGTTTGCGGCGGTGCAAAACTCGCTCGGCAAGCTGGAGAAATCTACGCAAGGGCTTTCCAAGATCACTAAGCTGGCGTTCGGTGGCGAGGCCGTGCTTGGCGCGCTGAACATGATGAAGCAGCGGCTGGACAAGGTCGCGACGGCTGGCGAAGAAGTAGGATTCAGCGACGAGCAAATCGTTGCCGCGATGAAGATGCAGAATCTCGTCGAGGGCACGCTCAATTTTTTCATGAAGCTGCCGCTGGCTCTGGCGCAGGTCGGCATCAGCATGAGCAACGCTTTCAGCCCATTAACGGAGGGGGAAATCAAACAAAAGCTCGACGATCTGAGAGCTGAGAAATTCAAGAAGGAGCTGGAGGCATCTGGTGCAACGCTGTCCGAATTGAAAAAAGATTTCGACCAGATAGGAATGTCGCAGGAAAAACTGACCGAGGCAAAAAGGAATCTTGCTGCAACGCTCGGCAATGAACTCGCAGCGATGCGCGGGAAAGGCGACCCAGTTGCTACCGCAAAAAAAGAAATCGAGGTTCAAAAGGTTCTGAATGACTTGAAAAAGGACGGGACCTCCGAGACGGATAAGCTCAAGGAGCTGCAGCAGAAAGTCGGAGCGATTCAAAATAAAACGCTTACCACTAACCTCGCCGAAATGAAATCCAATCTCGATGCAGACAAGCAGCGCGTCAGTATGTTGCGAGGAGGCCGCGAAGATAAACCGTTCGCGATAGACATAAATGCTGAGGAGAAAAGTATGGCGCAGAAAATTAAAGATCAGGAGGAGTTGCTTCGGTTACTCCCGCAGATCGCATCGGAAGAGGAAAAAATCAACGCGCTCATGAAGGAGCAAAACAGACTCTTCGACGACGCCGGCCAAATTCTCGCCACCGGATTTGAGGACGCGATTCTAAGCGGGCAAAAACTAAGCGAGGTGCTGCGTGCAATCGGGCAAGACCTAGTGCGCCTCGTCTTCAGCAACATGATAACGCAGCCGCTCGCGAAGGGCATCGGAGAGTTTCTTTCTGGTAGGGCAATGGGCGGTCCGGTCAGCGCCGGTTCCCCCTACGTCGTCGGCGAAAAAGGCCCAGAGCTATTCGTGCCCAGCTCCTCGGGCAGCATCGTGCCGAACGGCGCAATGGGCAGCAGCGGCGGATCCGCTGGCGGCGTGACCGTAAACTACAACATCGCCGCGGGCGTCAGTCGCGCCGAGCTGGTTCCAATCCTCGAACAAGAGCGGCGGCGGCTCAAGGCCGAGATTCCCGACATGGTGCGGCGCGGGGGTTCGTATCGTTCAGCGTTTGCTTAAACGTCATGGCTATTTCCTATCCACTCACGCCGCCCGCTGGCATCCGCATCTCGTCCTTGCGTTTCTCGGCCATCAGCGCGGTCGCTCGCAACATCTCGCCGTTCACCTTTTCGAGCCAGAGCTACAACTGGACCGGCACGATGCTCAGCGGTGACGTCGAGTGCCCGCCAATGAACCGCGCCGACGCCGAGGAACTCATCGGCTTTCTGATTATGGCTGCGCGCGGCACGTTTTACTTCCGCGACTACGCAAACGGGACGCAGCGCGGCAATATGTCGAGCAACCCCCAGCTCGACGGGGCGCACGTCGCGAATACCACGACGATCACGATTGACGGCGGGAGCGGCTCGTGGGCCGTTGGCGATTACATCCAGCTCGGGACCGGCAGCAGCTCGAAGCTGCACAAAATCACGAAGGCGAACACGGCGACCTCTTACGAAATCTTCCCGCTGCTGCGCACGTCCTACCCCGACAACACGGCAATCGTTTACAGCAATGCCGTGGGCGTCTTCCGCCTCGGGACCACGACGTGCGACTGGTCAATCGACACCGCGAAAAAGTATGGGCTGAACTTCTCGATCTTCGAGTCGATCAACACATGAGCCGCACAATTCCCGCTCCTCTCCTCGCCTCGACTACGGCGGCGCAGCTCAACCCGTTTTTCGCTACGTCGCTGGATTTCGATGACGGCTCGGTGCGCTACTGGACCGGCTACGGCACGATCACAATCGGCAGCGTGACCTATGCGGGCATCGGTGCGTTCTCCGCGATCTCGACCATCGAGGAAACTGAAGACCTTGCGGCGCGCGGGCTAAAGATCGACCTGACGGGAGTTCCGAACGATCTCGTCGCGGCGGCTCTCGATGAAGATTACCAAGGTCGAACGGCGGCGGTGCGATTCGGCACGCTGAACGCGGACACGGGCGCGGTCATCGACTCAATCACGGTCTTCTCCGGTCGGATGGACACGATGGTGATTTCCAACGACGGGAAATCAGCAACCATCGGCATCCAAATCGAAAGCAAGCTCGTTGATTTCCAGCGCACGCGTGAAAGCCGCTACACGCACGAGGAGCAACTGCGCAGATACCCAGCCGACACGGGGCTCGAATACGTCGCGGGATTGCAGGACAAGGTCATTTACTGGGGCAACGCGAACGCGACCGCGTTTCGCACGGGCGGCACTGGATCGAATAACCTTTTAACTGAAGAACCATAATGTGGGAAGCCTTCGTATTGTTTGCAAAATGGGTCGGAACTTACCTGCTGGAAGCTGGCGTTTCCACCGCAATCGTTGACGCGGTTGTCTACGCGATACCCTACCTCTGCGCGATAGGCGTAAGCATGGCCGCATCGCGTCTCCTCGCTCCGAAGATGCCGTCGATGGGCGACCTGAACAACCGTGGAATAATGACGCGCAGCCCGACATCGGCGCGGCAAATAATTTACGGGCAAGCGAAGGTGTCTGGCACCGTCGTCTTCCTCGCAACGAGCGGAGCCAAGAACGAGTATCTGCATCTCGTCGTGACTCTGGCCGGCCACGAGGTGCAGGAAATCGGCGAGGTGTATTTCAACGAGGACCTCGTGCTGACCGGCAGCGGCGACGGTTACGCCACGGGGAAATACGCAGCGGCAGGAAGCTACACCGGCTCGCTCATTCACAAGCATCTCGGCTCGACGACGCAGACGGTGGACGCGACGTTGCAATCTGATTTTCCGGTGGACTGGGATTCAAACCATCGGCTGCGGGGCATCGCCTACATCTACTGCAAGCTCACGTTCTCCAACGAGATTTTCGTCGGCGGCATCCCGAACATTTCGTGCGTGGTCAAGGGCAAGAAGGTCTACGACCCAGATTCAGAGACGACGGCTTACAGCGCGAACCCTGCGCTTTGCCTGCGTGACTATCTCACCGACGCCGATCTCGGGATGGGCATGGACACAAGCGAGATTGACGATGCCTCGGTCATCGTGGCCGCTGACGTCTGCAACGAGCAAGTCGAAGTCAAGCCGGTGACCAGCCCAGCGACCTACGAGAACCGCTACGAGTGCAACGGGCAGGCTGTCACCTCCTCGACGCCCGACTCGATCATCGGGCAAATCCTTTCCTCGATGGGCGGGACGATTGCTTACAGCGGCGGGCAGGTCGTGGTCTATGCGGCAGCGTATCGCGCGCCGACGGTCACGCTCGACGAGAGCAACATGGCGGGCGGCTTCACCGTCTCGACTCGCCTGAGCGCGCGCGACCGCGTCAACGCAGTCAAGGGCACGTTCATTTCGTCCGAGAATCAGTGGGCGGCGGCGGACTTTCCGCAGATTACGAGCGCAACCTACTTGGCAGCGGACGATGGGATTTA